CACCGTGAGACGCTCGATCCGGCGATCATCCGTCCCGGACGCGTTGATCTGGAGGAAAGCCTGTCGGCCATGGATGACAGCCAGCTTCGCAAGCTCTGCATGTACGCAATGGAACACGTCCCTGAAGACCTGCCCCATATCACACCTGAAGACGGCATCACGTCTGCTATGGTGATGGGTGAAGTACGCAAGCACGTGCCGAACTTCGAGGAAGCAGCGGATGACATTGTGAAACTGGTCACCGAGAAGGTCTTGACAGAACTGGAAAAGGTAAGCTAGACTGGACAAGTCTGTCTCTTTGCTGTATACTGTTAGAAACAGCTATACTAGAAAGACAGATTTATGTCCTCTCCCCAACCCACGGCTCAGCAAGAGTCCTTCAATTATGTGATCCAGTACGCCTTTGAGTTCCCTCAGAGCGGTCTGCGTCCGGGTGACCAGTCTATGGGAATCGGTACGATTCCGATCAACACTGACCACGAAATTGAAACACCAGAAGACCTCATGGAAGTAGCCCGAGAGATCGGGAAGCTTGGCGGCTATGAAAAAGTCGGCATCACCAGCTATGAGAGAACAGACAAATTCATCGAAGATACCGGTGAGATCCTAGAAGGACTCATCGTAAATGAGTAATACTGACTGGATCAAAGACGCGCCTTGCGCCCAACTCACCATAACGGATGACTCTGATGCTCCGCGCATCATTGACTTCTTCTCAGAAGATCCGGAAGAGGTTGAGAGGGCCAAGGCCGTCTGCGTTACTTGCCCCTTTAGGCTAAAGTGCCTACAGTACGCCTACGACAACAAAGAACGATATGGTGTTTGGGGGTCAGCCGATGAGGAAGAGCTTCGACAGAACCAATCCATAAATGAGTTTGGGGAGCAGCAAACTTACAAGCGGACTCCTATATTCTGCTCGTACTGCGGTCCCGGCTCCACCGACAAACTGGAGATTCTTGATCGTAAGCGAACGAGAACCCACCTAGAGTGTTCAGTCTGTGGACTACATTTTGTCACAAGAAAAGGAATAAATGAGCGCAAGTCTAATTTGTGATTACCCCTATATAGTGTATGCTATCAGAGCAACTTTCGACCCTACCCATGAGTATAGGTATGTAGGTCTAACTAGTCGAGGAAGTGTACGCTTCAGGGAGCATATTGAGGACGCTAGAAATCCTGACAACCCTAACTACCGGTCAGATAAGTCTTCATGGATTCGGGACAACTATTTTCACGTAACCTTTGACACACTCAACGTATGTTCTTCTGACTCAGAGATTGATTTCTATGAGAGAATGTGGATAGATGTCTTCTCCGATAGAGGACACAGACTGCTGAACAAGACCTCAGGCGGTCAGCGTGGAACTTCAATGTCCCCGGAGGTACGAAGGAAGTTGTCTGAAGCACGTACAGGTAAGGTCCAGACCCAAGAAACCAAAGACAAGATATCGAATTGGTGGAAAGAGTACGGTCCTCGTGGTGAGAGTCACCCCAACTTCGGCAGGGAAATATCGGAAGAAACTAGAAAGAAGATGTCTGACGCCAAATCTGGTGAGAGTCATTGGGCATTCGGGACAGGCGGGGAGACTCATTACAACTACGGACGGAAGCACACTGAGGAGACCAAGAAAAAAGTTTCTGAAGCCCTTACAGGAATCACCCGCTCTGAAGAAACCAGAGCCAAGATGTCTGTGTCAATGTCTGGAGAAAAGAACCCACACTTCGGTAAGCCTGCACATAATCGAGGAATACCGATGTCTGAGAAAACTAAACGTAAGCTTTCAGAGTCTAAGAAAGGGAAGCCCAATAGGGGTAGACATGTCAGATGGCATGCCAACAGAGGAATAACCTCTGATGACTGTATGTTCTGTTTGACAGAGTCAGACACCTGACGTAAGATAAGAATCTGTATAAGATAAGGACAATATTTTGACAACTAAATGGGCTGATATTTTTGCACCCGTTATGGCACAAGGCCGCGAAATCCGCACAGGGCAGGCAACCCTCGGACAGGGCATCATCGATGCCATCGAGACTAAGGGAAACCTCGTGGCACAGGCGAGCACTGGAACGGGGAAATCATTCTCGGCTCTGATCCCGATGATCAACGCTATTCAGAACGCCGGTAAGAAGAAGAAAACCTTCCGTGGTGTAATCTCTACGGAAACGCTAACACTCCAGAGACAGATCTTCAATAAGGATCTCCCGTTTCTTGCAACCCTGTATAAGGGATTCACCTACAAGAAGCTGATGGGACGTACCAACTACCTCTGCCTCAACGTCGCTGATCAGGCCGCAATCGGAGACATCTTCATGTCCTCCCTCGTGGAGAAGCTGAAGACTCGCCAGTCGAACCTCGGCTTCGGTGAACAGGAAGATGTTGAACGCGTCCTCGGACGTGAGCTTACTGCCGACCAGTGGTCGCGTATTGCGTCGTCTTCCGCGTTCTGTGCTGACAACCAGTGCTCAGGGGATCTATGCTACTCTACGAAAGCACGTCAGGAAGCCCTGACCGCTGACCTTGTCGTCGTCAACCACGCTGTGCTCGCCACAGACGTTGAAATGAAGGCAGGATCTGTGGACGGGGACGGGCTGCTGGGCAGCATTGATTGCCTTGTCGTGGATGAGGGGCACCAGCTTGAACCTGTCCTCGTATCCCAGTGGACCAAGGAACTCACAGAGCGTGAGCTTGAAACCATGGCAAGCTCCGTGGCTGAAGGAATCTCCCATGCTCAGGCGGCTGTCTCTCACAGCACCATCGGTTACGAGTCGGACTTCGCACTTGACGCATACCGTGCCATGTTGGAGAATATCAAGAAGTTCTTCATGCTTCTGGAAGCCAACAACGGCGGAGAATGGCAGGGAGCATGTCAGGCGCTGTCCCTGAAGTACCCGATGGGCATGCCCTCAGCGGCTATGGCTATGGCTATGACCGAATATGAGGAAGAGAACCCTAAGCGACTACAACTCATCATCGACCAGCTTACCAAGACGGCGAAGTACATGTCCGTAGCTCTCCAGACGGCGAAGGATGAGAAGGTCAAGGGGGTCCGGAAGATCTCCAAGGGTCTACGCGCCACAAGAGACCTCTGGGAAACCGCTCTGCTGCTTCAGCAGGCCATCCAGACCAAGGACGGGATTATCAACCAGTACGGCACTTTCGGCGTCCTCGTGGACGGCTGGGAGAAGCGTGACGGTACTCCCGGAATGACGCTGCGTATGGTACCGTTGGATGTGTCGGCACGTGCCAAGTTCATCTGGGGCGTTCCCGGAGCGCAGTCCAACATTCTCCTGTCGGCAACCCTGACTGACCTCACGGACGGAACCTTCCGTTACGCACGTCAGTGCATCGGATTCCCTGACGGTCCGGAAGTGGACGTTGATACTCCGTTCTCGCTCCAGACCCAGCAGCTTATCTACGTCACCCCTGCCAACAGGACTGTCGTGGAGGGGGCACGCTACAGCTTCAGTGAACTCTTCGATCTTGTCAGCGTTTCCAAAGGACGTGCACTCATTCTGTTCACTTCCCGAAAGGAGCTTGACTACGCGGCAGAGATGATGCTACAGTTGAGAGCATCAGGGCAGCTACCCTACAACGTTCTGGTACAGACCAAGGACGCGAACAAGGACAAGCTGGCAGAAGAATTCAAGCGTGATGTGAACTCGATCCTCCTTGCCACGAAGAGCTTCTTCGTCGGCGTGGACGTTCCCGGCGAGGCTCTTTCCGTCGTGGCTCTGGCAAAGTTCCCTCTTCCGCGCTTCTCTGCCGAATGCAAGCAGCAGATCACACACTGGCGATCTCGCGGCTTCTCCAAGTGGTACGAGCGCGAGGCTCTAACGGTCTTCCAGCAGGCAGCAGGACGCTTGATCCGGTCTTCCGGCTGCAAGGGTGTTGTCGCTCTTCTGGACTTCAGGGCCATGGACACCACATCTCAGGTCTACAAGACTTCATCCCTCGGGGTCAAGTCCCTCGGATCTCCTGTTACACAGGATCTTAACAAAGTCAAGGCATTTCTACAGTAAAGGAAAGAATGAAGCTCTCTGATTACCTCGGAGAGATGGAAGTCTCGTCTCAGGACGCTATCACGTTTGTAAAGGCGTGGTTCCGTCCTGACGACAAGATTGCCATCGTTGGGCGTAAGTCCAAAAAGATCGGCAAGTTCAATACCATCTCACAAACAATCGTCGCACGAGACTTCATCGGAATGGATGACGACACGCTGAACGGACTCATCTTCGGTGAGGCTGAGCAGTACAACCTGTACTTCGGGGTAGGGCCGGTGAAGGAAGACGTTGAACTCTTCAAGCGCGGCAAGGAAGACAACGTCTCCTACCTTCCCGGAGTATGGGCGGACATCGATGTCAAGGAAAAGGGTTTCAAGTCACAGGCCGAGATCATCGAATTCCTGAACAGGCTTGCCCTTGCTCCGTCCATTATCGTCTCCTCAGGTTCCGGAGGCGTCCACGCGTACTGGAAGCTCTCATGGGGAGAGGAAGGCTCTAAGGATCTCACTGAACGCTGGTGGAGCTACCTTGACGAGGAAGCAGGAGAGGGGAAATCGATTGACAAACTGATCGACGCTACCCGCATCCTGAGGCTTCCCGGCTCCGTGTACTTCCCCAAAGAAGGATCGAACGGCAAGACAGGCTCTGTCCGTCTGCTACACTGTAGTGACCAGACCTACACTTCAGAGCAGTTCATCTCCATCTCGCAAACAGCCTACGATTCAAAGAATCAGAGGCGCAGCACAGTACTCTCCAGAGAGTACAACGAGAATCTGGATATGGACATGTTTGCCCACAACCTCTTGGGAGGATTCGGCGGCAACAGGTGGAAGATGTGGCGGGCGCTATCAGAACTCGAAGACTATGTCAACGAGCGCGTCACGTGGGATGAAATCCTTGAGCCTCACGGCTGGACTTTCCTTCGTACGCTCTCTGATGACCGTGGCCGCGAGGTTGCCCGTCCGGGACGCAACGAGAAGTCCGCTGTTGTGGACTACGAGGATTCCCCTGTCATGTCGCTGCTCTCACTCGCTGAGGAGACAGGACTGTTTGACCTGAAGGACGCCCACGTTCCGCTGACCAAGTTCCGTGTCTACCTTCGTCTGCACTTCAACGACGACAGGAACGCCATGGCTGAATATCTCAAGACCCGTCTGGAAGCAGACGGAATCATTTAGGAGTAACCATCAAGAAAATCTACGACGCCATGCTCTACGCCTACTGCTATCTAGAGGTATGTGCATGGCAGCTATCCGAACGGTACCACGACTACCGACGAAACGTGAACTACATCAAGAAGCACGGACCCTACCGGTAAACAATAGGTGAGTCCTCCTTCGGGAGGACTTACCTGTTTCTAGAAAGGCAAAGACAATAACAGTAACACGCGGTACCTCAAACACCAACGACAGGGGATCAGCAGCTTCCCGTCGTACCCGCAAGCAGTGGGTTCTCGATGTCTTCGGCAACGGACTCATAGCCTTCTGTAGCTTTCTGGGATGTAAAGAAGAACTGACCTTCGAGACCATCACCATTGACCGCTATCCGATTCCCGGATGTGAAGGCGGCACCTACAAGCGCGGAAACATCAGGCCGATGTGCGCTTTCCACAACTCATCAACAGGCTCGCTGCTGGGCCACAAGCGAAAGAAGGAAAAAGAAAATGTACGGAAATGAACTCCACATCAAGTTCTCCATGGACGACGGTCGAGAATTCAACGTAAGGCGCGGAAAGATTGACGCCGACATCGGATACGAGTCTCACGGCATGTTCGTCATGAAGATGAAGTATGATTGGGGTGTCTACACCTTCGGCTCCTTCAATCTGGACACATGCCTTGACTACAACGTTGAGTCCAAAGACCGTGTCTACGTGAGCCAACCCTACACCCTTGAACTTATCAAGGCCATGCTGGAGGTCTGCAACGTAGACTATTTCGGCTCCCTCAAGAATCACGAGATGTACATCCTCTTCGCCGGTGAGCGCAACATGCCTGTTGGTCTCGTGAACATCAAAGACATCCAGAAATCACTCATCTTCGAGGACATCATCACGCCTCTAGCTAGAACACCAAAAGTGTGATATCATAGTATGGTCGCTTTGACAAGCTCTACCACTAAAGAAATACAAGGAACTACCAATGACAGAAAAGAAAACCAACCCAGACTACGCCCCCAGCGAAAAGAAGGTCTGGAAGCACGTACAGATCGCCGCTGATCCCCATGAGCGCAACCAGTTCTTCTCCATTCAGGAGCTACAGGGTGCCCACGTATGGGACGACGAGAAGCAGGAAAGCTACTGGGAAGAGGCTGAAGAGCCTCGCGCTACCCGAGTTGTCCAGATGAAGATCGGCAAGGACGGCTTTGCGAAGAACGTCAACCAAGCCTCATACAGCGGTCCCCGTAAATACCTTTAGACTAAGAATACTATACTAAGGTCAACAACTAAACAATACAAAGGTAAGATATGGGCGAGACAGAAATACTAGACGATCTCTTTGAAGAGCGTATAGGTGACTGGTGGCATGACCTTATCGGTCAGACACCCGACTTCAACAACTTTGACCTTCAGAAGGCAATCGACACGATTCCGCGTACCGAAATCAAGGCTGCTGAGGCTGTACACGCCAAGTTCAAGAACATCCTGTCCTACACTGAGGCACGCAAGCAATGGTACCTCTGGGACGGACGAATCCACACACCGTGTGACGGTGATGGAGTCGCAATGAAAATCGGCAAGCAGCTTTACTACGCTATCGCGGATGCGCTAGAGTTTGTGAAGTCGTTCATCGAGAAGGAAGCACTGAAGATCGAGGCAGCAGGCGGACAGAACGCCGCCGCAGATGCCAAGAAATGCCGAGAAGCATACGACAAGGGAGAGATCTCCAAGCACAAGAGATTCCGTGATAAGATCTCCACAGACGCAGGTCTGACAGCGCTGATGCGTATGTTGAAGACCGAGTGTGACGTTGGAGCGGAATACTTCGACAACGACCAGAGATGGTTCGTTATGAGGGACTACGTTCTTGACCTTGATGAGATGCGTAAAGGTAAGTGGATGCTGTTTGACCACGACCCTTCACGACCAGTCACCAAGTTCTTCGACGCAACCTACGATCCTAATGCCAACCTCGGACACTGGGACAGCTTCCTTGAGAAGTCAATCCCCTGTGCAGCATCCCGTGAGCACCTCCAGATTGTCACAGGAGCGGCTTTCATGGGAGAATCGAAGCTGCGTACCATCCTGAACCTTCACGGCCCTCCGGGGTCCGGTAAGTCGGTCTACGTGGGTACGTTCTTCAAGCTCGGAAAGGGCGGTGCCGGATACTCCTGCATGCCTGACTCCAAGTCAGTTACAAAAGTTTCGGGACAGAACTTCGAACAGGACAGCTACAAGGGACGCCGATTCATTGGCATCTCTGAGCCTCCCATGGGCGACCCCATCGACAACGAGTTCCTGAAGAAATTTACCGGTGACGAATGGGTAGAAACACGTACCCTGAATGTCAAGTCCTCCGGCTGGGTGCCTCAGGGTGTCGTCTTCGTTGCCTCCAACAAGGCACTGAAGATCAACAGCCGTGATAAAGCCATCGTGGAACGTGTCCAGATGATTGAATTCCCCATCGAATTCAAGCAGCCCGGACCCGGAGTCCCTCCCGAAGAGGAAATGGTGTCGGGTCTGGAAGATCTGATTATGCAGGACCGCCAGCGCGTGCTAGCGTGGGTTGTCGCCGGAATGTTCAAGTTCGTCAAGGGCGGACGCAAGATCAACCCTCCAGCAGAAGTCAAGCAGCACCAGCAGGATCTCGTCATCGAGGCCTCAACTGCACTCCGCTGGGTTCGTGACTTTCAGAAGGACGGACTGATGGAGGAAACACAGGGAGCAGACGCAAGCTACTGCATCCCGATCAAGGACGCCTACCAGCGCTACCAGATCTGGATTGCCATGACAGGCGAGAAGCGCCCCATGACCCTTCGTGTGTTCGTTCAGGACATCACCAGCATGTATGGGGAACCGGTCATCCATGACGGCATGGAACGGTTCTCAAACCTCACGGTCACCCCCGAGTACCGGAGGATGTACGGAAACAATGGTGTCCAAGCTCTAGCGGCTGGATACTGAGCATTTGCCCTGTCAAGCAGGGCATTTGCTTTATGCACTACAATCACTAAGAAATGGAGTAATACCTAATGGCCGAACTGTCCGGTGAAACGATTGAGGAACTGCTGTGGGAGCACGGCTGTGACGTGGAGATCCTACCAGACCCCGAACACCTTGTCTACGCATTCCGCACACAGGTGGGGGACCACACTATTGAGGTCTCGGAACTCTTCTGGGAAGAGGACGAAAACGGCTGGTACCTTGACTCGGACACCATCACGATCCTGAAGATCGATGAAGGCCGAGTGGTTGAGGAAGACCTCTCCGTACCCGAAGATGAGCAGGAGCTTGTTGACATCATCATGGCTCTCGGCGGGGAAGCTTGAAAGGTACTAGAGTAAGGATCTCGTGGGAGTGCCCCCTACCCGAAGACTGTCCTAGAGTTGGAATCGTAACGGCTGAGTCAGATCTTATGGTTGGGGTCAAGGTAAGCGGATTCCCTATTCCTCTCCTCGTCCCGAAAAAATATATCGGAGTGGTCTTGACATAGACCCGGTCTACCCTTTAGGGTAGACTCAATAGCAAGTCACCAAGGAAAGGATCAAGGAAATGGCAACAGCAACCGCAGAGGCAACCGTCCCGGTGAAGGTCGTCACGAAGACGCCCGTCAAGAGCAAGGTCGCTACCCTCGCAACTCAGGCAAAGGTCAAGAAGGCCCGAGACCTCAAGAAGCAGATTGCTTCTCTGGAGGCCGAACTGAAGCCCATCGAGGCATTCGTTGACGCCGAACTGGACCGCAAGGGTGTCAACCTCCTGACCACCAAGGACGGCATCCCGGTTGTTGGCCGTACGCCGCAGTCCCGGTACTACCCGAAGGACGTTGAGGACTTCATCAAGAAGTGGCCGAAGCTGGCCGCGAAGTACCTGACCGAAACCAAGTTCTACCGCAAGAACTGGTACAAGACCGTAGACTAACAGAGAGGTCCGGGAAACCGGACCTCTCTCCATGAGAGGATAAAGACATGACAGAGAACAACACACCGGCAGAGACCGGAGGCGTAGAACGCCCTGCACTGTACACGCTCAGCCCGGAAGACCTGATCGCCGTCTCCCGTACCCTGAACAAGCTCAACGAGCTTCAGAAGGACAACTTTCTGGACCTCCCTGAGAAGATTGTCGTCCGGTCCTACGATGACTGGCTTGCCATCGGGTTCGTCGTCAGCATTGATGACGGCTGGTTCTTTGAGGCCATCACCGAAGATGAGCGGGAAACGATAGGGTCCGTTTGAAGAAAGCCGCTAGAAAGGCGTACGCCGTCTCCCTACTGGTGTGGACCCTCTCCGGACTCTCCACACCCCTGACTACCCCCATTGATGACTACAAGGGGGCAGCAAAGCTCAGTCACATTCATAAGAAGGAGATCTTGCAGATCGCCAAAGGAAGGATTTTAAGTTGAAGAAAATTGTCGTACTCGGCGTCGTAGCCCTGTCCCTCGGACTGACCGCCTGTTCCCCCTCCGCTGGGGACGCAGCATTGCGGACCTACACCGGACCCGTTCAGGTCATTGATGAGGACAAGCTCAAGAAGGCCTGCACCCTCGAAGTGCGGATGATGAAGAACGGACTCACCGGAAAGATTCAGCGTCCCGGAAAGTACTCCTGCACCGAGCCTGAGGGAAGTATCTTCATGCTGGTCGGCGGAAAGAAGATTTGACACCAGACACCCTATGAGGTAGAATAGTCATTGTTGGTAGCCAGTAAGAGACCTCCTACTCTTACAGGCATAGATCCGGTTTGGTACCCGGATCGGGGGCGATCCCGCAGTCGTAGCTTAGCTCCTGCGGGGTCGCCTTTCTTCTTAAGAAAGGAAAAAATGAGAGTAGTAAGAAACGATTACGGCACGCTGCGCTTTGCGCATGCCGTTCTTGAGCAGTACGGGTCTGAGTATAGATCCGTCGAGGTCCACGCCGTCCCCATTATCGGACGCAGCGAAGACTATATGTATCTGAAAAATCGCCTTGAGGAACAGGCCAAACACGGTGCTACCATCTTGAATGCAACAGTCGTGGATGACTTTGGAAGCAAGTCCGACTCCTCAGCAATCGGAAACGGATACTGGAGCGACATAGCCCACATCTCAGGACATGTGGTCTTCGATGAAGCTATTCCCTATGAGGAATATACGCCTGCACACCTGTCCATGTCTGAACTCCTGCCTCTGATGGGACGCAACAAGAAGCATCACGTCAGAAATCTGGAGAAAGCGTCCAAAGCCTTCCACGATTACGACGGCTCCATGGACCACAACAACACGTACGGTTTTATCATCCGGCTGCTGCTACTCTACAAGTACTCAGGATTCAACTTCTGGTGGAGTGAATTCATGTATCCGAAGGCCTACCGCGAAGTTGCAAAGCGAACATTCGAAGTGGTAAGCTCATTGAGCGAGAAGGAAGAAGTGGTCCACATTCTTGTTGACCCGTACGCCTTCAACCCAACCGTAAAAGCTCTTGAGTCCATGGGTTACTCCCAATACCATGAGAACTACAGACACTTTATTTACCTACCCTAACAAAGCAAAGGAAAGTTTTTGACTACCAGCACCACCAAGCCTGAGATCCACTCCACCAACGTCGCTATCGTAGCGAACTCGCAGAACTGGCGGAAGGTCATGTTGGATCTCATCGGGGATGAACCGGTCACCTATGACGCGGATGCGAAGAACATTCTTCGTCGTTTCCCCATCATCACCATCAAGTCTGCGGACAAGGAAGCTCTTGCCCGAATCCAGACGAAAGCAGCGGAAGTAGAGTAAGGAAATATATGACAACAATCCTAGCCAAGGAAACAGAAACCGGCGTCCAGATCGGGTTCGACTCCCTCTGCACCGGATACGACGCCTTTGATCTGGAACAGAAGAAGGTCTTCGTAAACGCTGGTATGATCTTCGGCGTAGCAGGCCGTCTGCTCATTGCAACGGAACTCAAGTACGCCGACCTCCCTGTACCTCCAGCCAACGTCAGTGTCGAAAAGTGGCTTACCGCCCGTCTGGTCCCCAAGATCCGAGAAATCCTCGACAAGATCGCACCTCGCCGCGAGAATGACGGATTCGGTATGCAGATCCTCGTCATCATCAAGGGCAAGGTGTACGAGATCTCCAGCGACACCGGATGGCACCGCCGAACAGATGGTATCTACGCAATCGGCTCCGGAAGTCCATACGCCTTCGGAACCCTAGCTGCCGGTGGCACCATCGGTGAAGCCCTGAATGTCGCTGCATCGGTAGATCCGGGGACAGGTGGCCGCTTGACAGTAACAACGGATCGAGAACTTCTGGCAGGAGTGTAACCAGTGAGTGACTTCACCAAGTGGATAATAGCTATTGTAGTTGTCGGAACCATGGTCCTCTTCGGAGGGTTCATGATTGGCAGCGCAGTTCACGACAGCAGGAAACAGGGCGTGGACCTGTCAATCGAATGCATCAAGGCCGGAGGTAATCCGGTCACAGACACACGGAACGGAAGCTTCGAGTGTCGTAAATAACGAAGACCCTCTCCGATTTGGAGAGGGTCTTTCGTTTTAGTCCTATCCTCGACCGTAGATTCCGCTACGGCTTTGGTTGTACCTCAGGCTTCCTGTGTTGCGTCCTATGCCACTTCCGAGTCCGGCAGGTAGTTTCCTGTGGGAGGCAGTCGTAGCGCCGTAGGTACCCACTCTGAGGCCCGGAGGAGGCGTGATCATGGCGGCGATAACGCCCCAGACCATGGCATCCATACGGTCAGGGGAGAAGCGTGACGCTTCTGGATCCCAATACACGCACTGGTCAAAGAGGTCAGGCATCTCACCGTTGAACTTCACGCGTCCCTGCTGCATAGCAACAACGACAGGTTCCGCACGAGTCTGCTTACCCTTGGTAGCGACAACTGTGAAGACCTTCAGATCCTGATCCTGAGCGTTGATCGCCATTTCCACGAGCTTGCCACCTTGGTTGCGCTCCGCGACAACGAACTTCGTGTTCCAGTCCTTAGCGGCCTTGGAAATCATCTTGGTCCACACGTCAGGGGAACCCTTGATTGAGTAGTCCTCAAGGATGTATGCTGTACGCTTAGTGAGGTCACGTTCCTGAGTGACACCGATGACCACAATGCCACATTCGTCATTGGGGTTCTCAGCCACAGACGGGTCAACCGCCACGAAGCGCAGTGGCATGTAGGGAGGGTTCCCTGTACGGTCGGTTGCGTTGTCAATCATCTGCTGGGAGAAGACCACGCCCTCATTGTCCTCAAGCATCATGCCATCGAGTTCCTGCTTTGCCAGATCAGAATTACCGTACTGGCCCACTAGGTTATCGATGTAGTTCTTTGATAGAGTAGAGTTGTCGAACGTCGAACCACGCACGATCTTGATACGACGGGCAGGATCTTTAGCGTCCTCCATCAGGTCACGCATAACCTTTGTTCGCTTCGGCGTCGTTGCCAGCAGAAGCTGTGGATTCTCACCGAGACGGGTAGCAGCGATAAGGTTGGAGAACAGGGTAGCGCCGGATGAATCCTCAGTCGTCTTCCACGCAGCGAACTCGTCACCAACAGCGTAGTGGAACTGCGGACCACGGGCACCGTCAGGACTCTCAGAGGACAGCAGAAGGGCCGTAGAGCCGTTGGGCCACTCCAGTGAGGTTGTGGACGGCTTGTAGTCTGGGCGCTCGTCAGGGGCG